GGGAATGGGTACAAAAGAGCATGATCTCTTTGTGCTGCCTTTGTGCAGAAAGCATCACGACGAGCTGCATGCGGATACCGTGGCATTTGAAGAGAAGTATGGCTCCCAGCTGGAGTTGATATTTCGTTTTATCGATCGTGCGCTGGCAATTGGTGTGTTGGCCTGATTTTGTGGAGAAAGTTGATGCGTGATATGTATGAAGTAATGGATCGTTGGGGAGCTTGGGCTGCTTCAGACAATAGCGGAGTGGACTGGCAGCCGATAGCGGCTGGTTTCAAGGGACTTTTACCTCATGGCAAAAAGTCACGGATTCAGTGTGATGATGACGAAGGCATCATGATAGACAGTTGTGTGGCTCGGTTGAGAAGGTATAAACCAGAGGAATATGAGCTCATCATCGCCCACTTTGTTATCGGTATCTCATTACGCACTATTGCGAAGAAGAGAAAATGCTCTGATGGCACAATTAGGAAGGAACTGCAAACTGCAATGGGGTTTGTTGATGGCTGTTTAGCAATGTTAGCTTATAGTATGGCATAAAAAATAAAATAGATTTACTGCCGATTTTTCAAAAAAGACTGGGAACTGTTTATATCCAACGTAAATAAGGCCTCCATAAAACATGGCTGATGCGAGATATTTAACAGTTCTCATCCTTTTTTTAGCTTTATCAATCAAACCTGTAATGCTACTCTTAATACTATCTGCATTATCTTTGATTTCTTTATTTTCTTCAAACTTTAAATACTTATCGAAAGCGGACTCCACTCGAGAACGTAAGTTGTCGAATGTTTCATTGAATATCTCAATAGAAATGTAATTGACTTTTTTTATCATCCAAAGTCCTGCGATAATCAATATTGCTTCGGTTGTTTCATTAGCCTTCACTAAGCCACCAGCTGCTATTAATGCACCGGGAATAGTCAATGCTTTTGTCTGATTAGATGATATGAATTCGTTAATTTTACTCGTGAACTCAAGATTTTTCTCATCGAGTTCGTTAAGAATTTTATTTACAGAAAACCTCTTTGTGTAAATCTCATATAGTTCATCATATTTTTTCCTGACGAGTTCAGTAGAGTTAAGCAAGTCAAAGAAATTGAACGTACCATTTGCTTTAAATACTTCGTTTATGGCTGAGCGTATAACGAGCTTGCGCTCGCTTTTGTGTAAATCATTGATTTTTATTGTGTCGAGAAGCTCCTTTATAATTTCATATTTAAGAGACGAGTTCGATAAGCGATTAATCTCGCTATATTGTAAAAAATGCGTGAGTTCGACTGTATAACTTTTGTCTTCATTGGTGAAAAATAAGACAGAGCAGTCACTGTTATGATGATCAGAAATTAATGAAAGGATATCTTTCCACATAAAGAAAATATGGATTTTTTCGATGCTTTCATTCTTAGAAGTAGGGAGTATTAACGGCGTTCCGATGATATAATTTTTCGGAAGAGCGTTTTGGGTGTTTACTCTAGACCAAAAAGACTCAACATTCTCATAAATTATAGCATCATCCCAAGATGAAGCTTGGCGATCTAGCCAAATTTCATTATTTTCGATGCAGGTTGTTGCCTTTTTATAACCTATAGATTGTAACAGTCTAATTATTTCAGAACTATTTACAATAACAATGCTTTCTTCAAGACTTATGACAGTGTAGTAGCCCTCAACTCTGCTTGAGGCTCCGTTAATAATCTGCGCTAATCTTGATAAGTCATCAGCAATTGTCATTATTAGCTGTCTCTATATCTTTTGAGTTCATCATAATTTGCCTGACTCAATTTTATCACAATTTCGCATTTGTTGTCAGTGAGAATTACAGGCTTATTTGACTTTTCGTCTCCAATAGCTCCACGCATTATTTTCAACTTAAAATTATTGTCGTTATCTGCCACTTCAATTGTAAGCGCGCTTTCAGCTGCTTTAGGAGTTGGTTCAAATTGAGGGTCAATCTGGAAACCATTAAGATTAACAAAATCGACAAACGTTCCCTTACATTTGTGTGAATCAGTCAGGCATGAGTCAATTATTTTTGAAATATCCTCTATCTTAACGGACTTATTTCCGTGTTTATCTTTTGATTTTTTTTCCAGTAAGGATTTAACTTCATTGTCAATAGTATCACGCAGTACACGACCGAGTGAGTTTTTACTAGCAAAAATATCTATAGCACTGAATAATTGCTGAATGCTTCTTTTATTGTCCGAATCATGTCGGCAACCTAATGAGTCTTTGAAAAAATCGCTTTTAGATTTACCTTGCAAGAAATGTACATATGAGTCACCCTTGTTTTCTGGATAACTGGCTTCGAATAAAGTTAAATCGAACATCGCAGCCTGCCGTAAGGCATCGGTATTAATTGGATTTAATCTTGTTGGGGTCAACTTATCCGAATCAAAGTCATAGGCGCTTTGTTTATCAACCATTACGATTAGAAGTTTCCCCAAATCCTCTGGTTCGGTAGACTTATAGTGGATGAAAACAACGCTCCCCCCCTGAAGTTGGGCAACTCTCGATTCGTTATTAGCATTATGTTTAAGCTTCTCTATTATAGCTCTAGATAAATCAATGAATTCATTATTTTTATTAATGTATTTTTTTAGGATCGTAGGAATGGATGAAGGGTTGTGATCTGAGTCTAGGAAGTTATGAAATTTGTTTTTTCGGCTAAATTTTTTCTCAATTCTGGTTATGAATTCAGATGTGACTTCATTTTTTAGATCCCAAACTTCACCTAATCGATAATCAAATGCTCTTGAATCATTTTTTTCAAGATTTGCTGTTACAGCACCAATAGGAAAGTACGATTGTTTGCCCAGCACTACAACATGAGGCGTGGCACCGCATTTATCGCAAGCTACAGTTGGGTCGTCAAGAACATTGCCACATTCTAAACAAGTTATATCCATTATATATCCCGAATTATAAGAATGAATTTTTATGTGGCTGAAAATTCTATCAAAACACTAACGCGTACGCAAAAAATATCGTAATCTGTTAAGTGTGCTCACTTCGCCACACAGCTTAAACCCGCCATCGAGCGGGTTTTGTCGTTTCTGGGTCTGGGGATTCCTTGGTCCTAGCCTATCCCGCAGTTATCCATTGACTCGGCTTCTTTGACGTTTCCGCTTCTGATTTGCGGTACATGATGTTTCCTCAATTTGCACCTGCTGTATCAGCGAGGTGAGAGATAACTACAAATGCCTCATAACCCAAATACATGGCTGGAGTTGGTCCAGAGCTGGTGGCGTGGAGACACACCGCTGGGCGCAGTGATTATGTCGATTGTTATGGCTGGTTTACGTATTGCCTATTTTGGCGGTGGTGGCGGCTGGAAGCGAAAAACACTCGAAATTCTACTCTGTGGCGCTCTGACGCTGACTTTTGCATCCGCTCTTGAGTATGTCGGATGGCCTAAATCACTATCTGTTGCCATTGGTGGTGGGGTGGGGCTGATCGGTGTTGATGCTATTCGTGGGGCTGCAATGAGAGTAATCGGTAACAAGTTTGGTGGCTCTAAGGAGTAATTTATGCAGGTACTAAATTCCCAGCGTAAAGCTTTCCTGGATATGGTGGCATGGTCAGAGGGAACGGATAACGGGCGACAACCGACACGTAACCACGGTTATGACGTTATTGTCGGTGGAGAACTCTTCACTGATTACTCCGATCACCCTCGCAAACTTGTCACGCTAAACCCGAAACTCAAATCAACAGCTGCAGGCCGTTATCAACTTCTTTCACGCTGGTGGGATGCTTACCGCAAGCAGCTTGGCCTGAAAGACTTCTCTCCGAAAAGCCAGGACGCTGTGGCACTGCAACAGATTAAAGAGCGTGGCGCTTTACCGATGATTGATCGCGGTGATATTCGTCAGGCTATCGACCGTTGCAGCAATATCTGGGCTTCACTGCCGGGCGCTGGTTATGGTCAGTTCGAGCATAAGGCTGACAGCCTGATTGCAAAATTCAAAGAAGCGGGCGGAATGGTCAGAGAGATTGAGGTATGAACAGATTAACCGCGATTATCTCCGCTCTGGTTATCTGCATCATCGTCTGTCTGTCATGGGCGGTTAATCATTACCGTGATAACGCCATTACCTACAAAGCCCAGCGCGACAAAAATGCCAGAGAACTGAAGCTGGCGAACTCGACAATTACTGACATGCAGGTGCGCCAACGTGATGTCGCTGCGCTCGATGCAAAATACACGAAGGAGTTAGCTGATGCGAAAGCTGAAAATGATGCTCTGTGTGATGATGTTGCCGCTGGTCGTCGTCGGTTGCACATCAAAGCAGTCTGTCAGTCAGTGCGTGAAGCCACCACCGCCTCCGGCATGG